TCGCCTTGGAGAGCAGGGACGGAGGTCGCTGCCACGGCGGTGTAGGTGGGCGCGGTCAGAACGACACGCTTTGCCCCTGCTGCGATAGCAAGAGCGGTCAGCTTGGAGGGGTTGATGTCCCTTCCGATGCGGCGCTGCCACTTGATGTAGTCGCTCACAGCGGTCTCAACGGCAGACTGTATCGTAACAGCCTGTGCGCTGTCGCTGCGGTTAATGTAGTAGGTGAAGTTGATTGTGTACTTCGCCTCTGCAGGTGCCGCCACCGTCACCACATCGGTCATCGGACGGATGGTGTCATCGCTCAAATAGGCAAGCAGACCGTCAATGACCGTCTGCTCCGGCGTAGAGCCGTCTGCCATAATGAACACGATATTGACCTCTCCTGCTTCGTGGTCGGAGGTAGCCACCACATCGCCGATGGCAGGGTTGTAAGCCTTGGCGTGATAGAGGTAGCTGTCCTCTGGGCCTGCTGTGGAGTACTCCGAAGGAGCAAGGTAAACGCGCTCTGCAAGCGCTGTGTCGCTCTCGGTGTCCGCACCGCCAGAAGTAACGGTTGTGTTAGACACCGACTGCACATAGGGAACGGGGTCAACGAGGTTTTTAACGCCCCCAATAGGGATGTCGTTTCCTCGTGCAACCGCCTCCGTGCAGGTGGCAGGCACTTCTACATAGAGAGAGCCTGCAGGAATTTCGGTATACTCGTCCGTGGCGAAATAGATGTCCTCTGCGGTGGATGCACGAGTGCCAGCAGGAATGCCCACAGCTACGCTCTGGATGGCCGAGAGCGTGAAACGGAGGGTGGTTACCGCCGAGGACGCAGGCAGTCGTGTGATGCCCTTAAACAGGGCGAGGTTGTCCAGAAACTCTGAGTAAGAGTACTTCAGAAGGTTCTGCTTTCCGGCTCTGTCGACATACTGGTATCCTTGGAAGATATGGACTGCCGCCGCATTGAGTATCATGCGGTGGACGCTTGCTCTCTCAAGAGTGACCTCTCTGCCTTCAGCCTGCGACATAAAGGACTCGTAGTCCGCAATCATCTCCGATTGCACCTGGTCGATGGTCTTGTTGTCGATGAAGCTGATGTCCGGCGTGTTTTTGATAGCGTCAATCTCCGCCATTAGTAATCACCACCTTTGGAATTAGTGTGCCTGCAGGACTGGCCTCCCACGACACCGACTCCACTCGCAGTTCTGGGATGAACCTTGCGATTTTCTCCGTGATTTCTGCCGTGTAGAGGCTCTTTGCGGTCTCGGACGGCATATCAAGGAAGTCCATGTCGACACCGAACTCTCGGTCGAGGGGCATTGTTCCGACAGGCGTGGATAAGAGGAGCGAGATTTGGCGTCCGTACTCCTCAATCTTCTCGTCCGCAAATGTGAACGACAGGTTGAATTGATAGAAACTGCTCATACATACTCCTCCAGACTGATTGAAATGGTAGCCTTGGCGAGTTCCCCCCGGCTGTAGATTTTATTCCACGACTCCGAGGACGATACCAAGCGGAACGGTCTGCTGCCGACTGGCCGGCCGCCGATGACGAGGTATTCAGCCTTACCTCTCTCGACCATATTTTTGACCGCATCAAGCACTCGCCTTGGTCTCACGCCCAGGTTGGACGAGAGGTAGATTGTGATGCTGACCGTGTTGTTCTCCGCGCCAAGGAACTCTGCCTTCGGTTTCGACCCGAAGGTCGTGTGCGTAGTCCATCTGCCGGAGATGTCTCTCGACATACTCTGAAGCAGAAGAGCCTTGTCATCGCTGACCTCGAACACGATATTACGGCCGAGTGTGCCAACTACTGCCATCTTTGACCACCTCCTTCAAATCTTCGGTAAAGTAGCGCAGGGTGTATCCCTTGCGCTCTGCTCTTTGGATTTCGGCTTTCATGCCTTTGGAAATATACGAGCCGAACACCCAGACCTCCGCACATCTGTCCATCAGTATCTCGCCGAAGCGACAGCCGAGTTTGCGCTCGAACTTGTCGCTGTCGTTGAGAAACTGCGGAAACAGAAGGTGCGGTGCAATGGGCAAACACCCTTTGTCAACGGCAAAGCGACTGTATGCCCTCGCCGCCTTGATGTTTCGCTCGATATTCCCGGAGAACGGAGAGCAGATGTAAACAATAGGCTTAAATGCTCTCACGCTCCGTTCTTCTTTGACGATTTTCGTCAATGCCTCATACGCAGTCGGGTCTTGGTAACCCTCTGCGTTCTTTTTGTTCACGCCCATACCATCACCACCTTACTTCGGAGGCGATGTGCTGCCACCGCTGTCTCCTGTGTGAGTGTGATTTTTGAGGGAGATACCGCCGCCAACTACATCGACCGAAGCCATGATGCTGCCGTCTGCGGTTATATCGCCCGTGACCTTTACATCGCCGTTCACAGTGAGGTTGCCGTTGAGGGTGATGTTTCCGAGGATGGTAATGTTCGTGCCGGAGCATTTGATATACGCCGTGCCGTCCCTGTTCAAGTCCATTCGGAACAGGCCCGCTCCGCTTTCTTTCGGCACATTTTTGTCGTTCCAGTATCGCCCAAGCACAAGACCTGCCTCCGCACCGTTGGAGAGGTGCAGAACCATAACGAGGTCTCCGATGTTCGGCATATCATACCACTCCGAGAGCATTGGGAACGGCTTTGTTACGCTGCCGTCCTGGTCGGGGTAGGTTACGCTGACGAGGCCTTTGGCATAGTCGATGGACGACACTCTGCCGACTCTGATTGTTTCGGCCATAAAGTGCCTCCTTTGTTATACCTTCGAGAGATCGAGTTGCATGGTGTACCCACTGCCGAGGGTGTGCTTTACCTTGTCGATGTAGTACTTGCCGTCCAAGCCTGCGAGACCCTTGATTTTGATGCACTGCCCTGCGTAGAGCGAGGCGTTGCCCATAATGGTCACCGACATACTTGTAGCACCGTGGTTTGCACTGTTGACCGCCGCCTTAATCTTTCGCTCGGCATCGGCAACGCTGTCCGCCTTGCCGGACATCTTAAGAATGCGGTCTCCATCTCCGATTTTGGAAACGATATCCGCATCGGTGAGTGGGTCGGTGTAGGTGTACTCACCGCCAGTGTATGTGCCTGCGAGGGTCGTTTTCCAACTGAAGGACTCCAAGTCCGAAGGGGTAAGCGTTGCCACCGCACCCTTTGCCTTGTACTCCTCACGGTCGAATATGACGATTTTGTGGCCATACACCTTCATTGAGTAGCCGTAGGTGTCGCAAAGGGACATAAGGAACGCACAGTCCGTCTGCTTCGACTGCTCGATAGAGGTAATTGTGAACTCTGCACCTTGCACATCCCAGAAGAGGGAGACTTTCGCTTTGCCTGCGATTTCAGTAGCAATCTCCTTAATGGTGGCGTTCTCCCATGTCTTGGTGCGCTGTGTTTCTCGGAACGCACTGTCAGCAGGGGTGGACACGCCGGAGATGCTCCCCGTGATGGGCCAACCTCCGAAGCTAAAGTCATCTAAAACAAAAAAGCCGCAGAAGAGGGAACGATTGTTACCCTCTCGTCCCCAATTCTGCAGCTTAATCTTTGCGGACAAGGTATCCCCGGCTCTCGGCATCCAAGATGAAATCCATCTGCGGTCTCTGTCTTGGATGCCGATATCGATGCTGTCCGCTTCGCCGCTTGCTGGGTCTGTATAAGAAAAACTGGTTGCATTGCCGGCCATCTGGCTTGTAACCGCTGCTCCGTTCCAAGTGAGGTCGACAGTTGCGTTTCGTGTATTCATACGCTCGTCCTCCATATCGGTGCATCGGCAGAAGTATCACCCTCCGGCAGGTCTGGGATGTTCAGCACAACTCCTGCTCCGAACACGAGCGTGTCCAAGAGAGGGAGATTGTGCTGCATGAGCCACCCGGTGTAGGACTCATCTCCATACACCTTGTAGGCAATAGCGTCCCACGCATCACCTTGAATGGTTGTGTAGGTTTTATCTTCCATACAGCACCTCCTTTACGCCATACTGAAATTTTTTCTGCGGTTCTCCGACATCATCTGGTCATAGAGCCTCTTAAACTCTGCGAAGCTGATGCGGCCCGCTTCGGTAGCCTCATCCTTGCTCACGCCTCCGTAGAAGTTGAACACAGGAGAGAACGAAATGGTGTCGCTTTGGCTGAAACTGCCACCTGCACCACCACTTTGACCTTCGAGCATACCTGCCAACTTGGAAAGCGGCAGAATTGCCTCCGGCTCTTGTCCCTCACCGACCATGGCGAGGGTGGCCCCTGTTGCGATACCTCCATCCGCCAGAAGCGGAATAGACGGAATGCTGAAGCCGAATGTCTTACCGCCAAGACCCGGAACCCAGTCTGGGACGGTGACGGATATTCCATTGATTTTCTCGATGCACCAGTTGATGCCCGAAATGACTGCGTTAATCGGGACTTTTGCGATGTTCGCAATCGTTCCGAACACATTACCGAATACATCGACAATAGCCTGCCATGCTCCGCTCCAGTTGCCGGAGAATACATTGGTGATGAAATCTATGAGTCCACCGAAAATGCCAATCACGCCCTCTATGATAGGAGTTATGGCGGCAAACGCTGTGTTCAGCACCGTGCCTATTAGTTCGGAAATGAACTGAATAACCGGGGCAAGACCGCTGATGATAGTCGTTACCAGTTGCCCGATGAGCGAGATTATCGGTGTAAGCATGGATATAATGTTCGCTATTGGCGGCAAAATCGCCGTCAGAAGGTCGAATACTGGGGTCAGTGCTGCGAATAAGGCCGTGAGTATAGGGCCGAGTGCCTGTATAAGAGCAGTCACCACAGGTAAAATTGCATCCACTATCTGCATCAGAGGGGGCAGAAGCTGCCCAATCAGAGATAAAATAGGTGGTAAAATCGTGGAAATTAACTGCATGACCACAGGCAGGAGCGATTTCAGTAGAGAGGACAATGTCGGCATCACAGCCGATATCAAATCGACCAGAATTGGAACGATGTCGTTCATCAACTGCGCTCCGAACTCCACCACGATTGGCAGAAGTTCGCTTATTGCTGGGAGCAACGCCGAAATGCTGCTCATGATAGAAGGCAAGAGACCCTCCACCGCAGGGAGCAGTGTACTCGACACATAGGATAGTGCCTCCAAGATATACGGCATTAACTGTTCGCCGACCGACCGCAAGATTGCCTCGCCCTGGCGCTTCACGCCTTCGAGTTGGCTCTCAAGGTCGTTATACTGGACTGCGTTGATTTGTGCCAACGCATCCTGTGTGTCGTAGGCGGCGTTTGATGCGTCCGCCATTGCCTGTATTGCTTCTGTTCCCAAGTCCTCCCACTGCGTTCCGAAAAGGGCAACGCCAAGTGCATCACGCTCGACTTGGTCTTCGACAGCCATAAGGGTGTCGATTACCTCGAAGAACGCATCGTTCGCACCTTGACCGCCTGCGGCGAAGGTTGCCATCATCTCACCTGCATTGTATCCGAGGGACTCAAAGGCAGCGACCGTGGTCTTGCTGCCATCGATGGAGCGAATAGAGAACTCTTTGACGGCATCGCCAACCTTGTCCAAGTTCCAAGCCGTGCTGTCTGCACCAGACTGCATCAACTGGAACATACCGTCAGCCGTGAAGCCGAGTTTTGAGAACTGGCTCGAATACTCGTTGATGGTGTCAATCATCTCACCGGAGTAGTCCAAGCCATTCTGTGCGCCTGCAGCAATGAGGCCGTAAGCCTCCTCTGCAGAAACGCCGAAGTTCTTTGTAATTGCGGCCGCCGCTCT